GATGGCTTTAGTGGCGTTGCGCCCGATGTCTTTGGCCAACGAGTCCCTTGCCAGAGCGCCATCGTCGCCACCTTTGTTGCAATCTCCTACGTTGAGTCGATACCATTCGATCGACTCGGCCAGCCTGTCCGCAAGCGCCCGCTCGGCGGCAAGCTCGCGCTCAAGCTCGGCGATCCGGTCAACGCGTGGCGCGTCGCAATCCTCGCAAGCCTTTTGAGCTGCGCGGAAGGTCTTGTTTTCGCGCTCCAGCTGTCGGCTTAGGTCGGTCATCTCCGCGATGTAAGCGGACTCGTTGTAGCCGCGATGGGCGATGGCGTCGGTGCGTGGGGTCGCTGTTTCAGTTTTCATGTTTCAGGATTCAGGTAAAGGGGGTCCGGTGACTGATCCGGTGTCCGCTCTGACGAGGCGGCAGTCCCATTCGTGCGGTTGGGCAGCGGCATCTCACCGCTCGACTGCCAGATGGTGTTTCCGGCCGGTTGGCGTATTATAATTACCCACTTTAACCACACTCCAACCACCGCAGCAGGAATCGCAGAATGTCCGGTGTGACTGCGCCCTCACTGCGGAGGCTGGAATGAAGTGTCCCGATTTACGACTCGGGACAACGTCGTGCGGCTTTTCGGTTTTGTGCTGTCCGAAGGTGGGCAAACCCTAACAGCGGGGGTCACTTACGGGGGAAAAGCCAGTTTAGGATTTTCTCGTAATTCTCGCTTCCGAAGTCTCTCAAGAGGTCCTCGGCTGTATCTTCCGACTCCTTCTCTTCAACGACGACGTTGTCGGCGAACTCCCAAACCACGGAGTGGGGGTCAGGAGGAATGCAGATTGCCACGCCTTGCAGCACGGCAACGCTTTTGTTCTCCTTCAGTGCAATTCGTTCGGCCTCCTTGGCGGCGCTTTCGAAGGTGTCGTGAAACACGACAGGGGGTCCTCCACCACAGACGTGTAGCATGTAGAACGGAGGGCGGGCGGATTCATCAGGTGTGTCTTGGGGCATGTCGGTTTGCTTGTTGCGAGCCCTTCCTACCGGAGAGCCCGAACAAGGCAACACCTTTCTGCAAAAAAGATTCAGGCTACAGGTGGCAATCCTCGCAGCACCATCCGAGCGTATAATGGTAGATGAGCCTGCGCCCACAAGGGCAGTCATCCTGCGGGCGCTCCAAGAAGTCGTGGTCGTGCGGCGCGGCTGAAAGCAACGGCAGGGGGTCCACACGCGCAAGCTGCTGCGCTTCTTCAAGCAGCAGGGCCTTGCAGAGGATCGCGTAGTTGAGCAAGTCGTCGCAGGCATCCGTCACCGTTTCGCCGGTAACGCGCAGGGAGCCATCGGCCACAAAGCTGCGGATACGCATGAGCTTGTCCTGTGTCCGCAACAGGAGTCCGGTTACGGGATGCAGTCCGAGCGCAGATGCGGACTTGAAATTGGCGAGTGCATCCGTGGCTTGCTTGCCGCCGGTGTAGTCGTTGTTCTTGGATTCCATGATAGCCCGTGCCTTGGCGCAGGTTTCATCGTGCAGTTTCAGTAGTTCGTCGCGGTGCATGGGTCAGTCGATGTATTCGAGAAGGTCTCGGAAAGTGAGTTCGTCGTGCAGGTCTGCTGCCACCAGAGTAGCCTCGAATTCCTCGTTGAAGGCAAGCACGAAAGGGGCAATGAAGGGTGTTTCCACCACGTCGAGCACGAGTCGCGGCAGAGACATGCGCGCTCCTTTGGAGCAGGTGTCCTCCACGAGTGTGCGCAATCTTGGCAGCACGTATTGGTTGTTCTGGTTCATGACAAAAGTTTCAGGCGTGCGTATTGGGCAATCAGCGCGGCATCCACCATGCCGTCGTGGGGTGTCGTGCACCTCGTTGATGCAAGCCAGCATTCATAGGGCCACAAACCTGCTGCGGCTTTGAGCGCATAGGTTTTGGTCTGCCCTTTCGGCACGCGCCCCAGCAGCATCGGTTGCCAGTCGTTGACCTGCACGCGTTCGGTTCGCAGGCCGCTGAGCTCGCTGGTGCCGCAAAGCAGCCCGAAGCTGATACCCATCGAGCGCATGGCTTGCGAACTCTTCGCATGCTTGAGCGGTTCCTCGATGGCAAGCATGATGTTGCGTGGGTTCTCGTTCAACGAGAGCAGCCAGTCCTTCACGGCGTGCGGGTTGATTTCCCGCTTCTTGCCGATCATGCGCGTGGGCATCGGTATCTTCTCCAGCACATGGCCGGTGAATTCACTCAGGGCTACCAAGCCCCCGTCGAGCCCGTTATCAGCCCCGACAATGACGTTGCATTTTTCGCGGCTCATGAGGTGTGTATCAGACATCCACTGTAATCGTAACCGCTGGCATCCGTGTCGTAAACACCAAAGCCTACTTTGGTTACAACGGAAGCAGGCAGCGCGAGATGCAGCTGTTGTAGCGTGCAGCCGACGATAACCATAGGACCGCCCGACGGATCGACGAAGGTGTCACTGACGCGCCAAGGCAATTCGTTTTCGACATCGAACAGCCACGTGTTCTCGTTGAGCTGCCTGAAGGAGACGGTATCCCCGTAGCGGTTCTGCCATTCAATCCTCGTCATCATCGTCATCGTTTAGTATTTCCGCGTCGAGAGTCACGTTGCGCGCGGGCAACGCGCTACCACCGACATCCGCCTTGGTGTTGTTCAGAATCGAGATGTCGATCTGCACACTGCCCGCGCTTCCGCTGCCGCCACGGGGATTCAAGCCCAAGTTCCTGCGGATCATCTGGTCCAGCTCGGACATCTCCTTCACCGTGCGCGGCCCGCGAATGTGCGGCATGCTGTCACGGAACATCCTGATGGCATTGGCGGCAACGAATGCCTGATACTTGTCGGCGGGAGATCCTTGGCTATCCGCGATTTCGAGTATGCTGCGCTCCTCTTCGTCCCGTGCGGCGGACAACGGGTCCTGCAGTGCTTCGCTGGTGACCTCCTGCAGTTGCTCCTCAAACTCGTTAGGCTCCACTTCGGTGAACTCGGGCTCGGTGAGTTCGGTGTGGGCCTCGGGGGAACGGGGCCTGCCCTTGGGCAAAGGTGTGATGCCCGCCTCTTTCAGCCAACGCGTGATGGTTGCGGGATTCACACCCATCTGCTCGGCGATGCGGGAGCGCAACAGGCCCTTGTTGAGAAGCTCGACCGCGCGGTTTCGCATCAACGCGCCGCTGTAGCCCTTGGATTCCCTGTTGTCCGCGGCCCGTTTGGCGGCGGCTTTTCGTTTCGACATGCGCGTGAGAGTGGTTTTTACGGCTTGCTTGTCAACAAAAAAACTGTTCAAGTGCCCACACATTTCGTTTGAACACCATGGGAAGACCAAAAAAACCAAAACCCCCCGCGCCGACAAGGCAGACACTTGAGCCCCGTATCGACCCGCACACCAAGCAAATGGACGTCGGCGGGCTCAACATACCGCCGACCAGCACGCTCACGGCTTTGCTGTGGGGCTTCGGGAATCACCCCTCTGCCGTGGCAAGGGAATACTATTTCTGGCGCGTGGCTGACTTGCTCTGGAACCATGACGACCTTCCCGAAAAGATGTTCATCAAACATCCTTGGGCTGAGAAGATTATTCACGAGTGCATCAACAACAAGTATCTCTCGGTTGGTGGTTCGGCAAGCTCCGGCAAATCACATACGCTTGCAGGCTACGGCATCATCAGTTGGCTGAGCAAGCCACGTGATACGCTTGTGCTGATGACAAGCACAACTCTGCGGGAGGCCCGCAAACGAATCTGGGGCTCGGTGATCAGCTTGCTTTCGGTGATCGAAGGGGCACCAGTCAACGTGCGGGACTCCACCGGTTCGGCGAATTACGTCGATGCGAACGGGCAAACCTTCGACCGCGCAGGTCTGTCGCTCATTGCTGCTGAACGCAGTAGGACGAAAGAGGCAATCGGCAAGTTCATCGGTCTAAAGCAGAAGCACGTCATTCTGATTGCCGACGAGCTTGGGGAACTCAGCGAGGCGATCTGCCAAGCGGGACTGAGCAACCTTAGCAAGAACCCCGTGTTCGAGTTAAAGGCACTGAGCAACCCAGCATCTCGGTTCGACGCTTTCGGTATCTGGTCCACTCCAAAGAACGGGTGGGAGTCAGTTAATGTGGACACCGCCGACACGTGGATCACGAAGTGGGGCGGAAAGTATATCAGGCTCGACGGTGAGAGATCGCCCAACGTGCTTGCTGAACAAACCCTGTATCCGTTCCTGCCGACACAGGAGAAGATCGACGAGGACAAGGCTCTGCTCGGGGAAAAGTCAAGATCCTACATGCGAATGGTTCGGGCCGTCTTCTTCGACAGCGATGAATCCGAGGGCATCTACGGGGAATCCGAACTCGTGCAGAGCGGCGCTTTAGGCAAGAGGGAGTTCAAGGCGGGCAGCGTGCTCATCGCAGGGCTCGACCCCGCGTTCACCAACGGAGGCGACAGAACCATGCTGATGTTCGCCCGAGTAGGCTTCGACATTACGGGCCAGTATTGCCTGCAGTTCGAGGAGTCCGTGCAGATCAACGACGACTCTACCAACAAGGCGATCCCGCGCACCTACCAGATCGTTCAGCGTGTCAAGGAAGAATGCGAGAAGCGTGGGGTGAAACCGGAAAACTTGGCCGTTGACTCCACCGGCGCGGGATCGCCGTTCTGCGACGTGCTTGCCGGTGAGTGGAGCAGCGACTTCCTGCGTGTTCCTTTCGGCGGCAAGGCTTCCGACCGTCGCGTGAGCATGAACAGCCAGCTGACCGGCGAGGAGCTCTACTGCAATCGGGTTAGCGAGCTGTGGTTCGTAGGCAAGGAGTTCATGCGCACCAAGCAGATCTTCGGCGTGACCCATGAAATGGCGAAGGAGATGTCCAACCGCCGCTACGAGCTGGTCAAGGGCAACACCCTGCGCGTGCGCGTTGAACCGAAGAGTGAGCTGAAGGCGCGCGCGGGGGCCTCACCTGACGAATCCGACGCCGCGTTTATTTGCTGTGACCTCGCAAGGCAACGGCACGGGTTCGTTGCAGTAGACCCACCGCGCGAGGCCAGTGGCGGACTCTGGCCTGCTCGCAAGTTTCAGTCGCTTCGCGATCTCGACGTGGTCTCCCGAAGCTCGCAAGCCAGTCTGGTTTACGACTGAAAAACGAGAAACATCCGTTTGAAAAAGAGGCTCTCGCGGAGGTTTTTCCCGCGCGGGCCTTTTTCTTGGATGACGAAATGCGCCTGCCGAGAAAATGTGAAAAGTTTCTGGAAAGTATGTAAGTGCCTTTTTATTTGTAAACCTCTTTCAAAAATAAGAGAATACGCGGAACTCAATTACTGAGTGTAACTGGATACAGTGTTTTAGAGAGAGTTATAAAGAAGAGCGCGGACGTGCGCCTACGCGCGCTATATACGCGGGCGAGGCCAACCCTGCCGAAAAGCCTTGCACCAGATCCGCGCGCGGGGTAGTCTTTCGCCCGTGCCTGCCGCTGCTTTCCAACGAACCCCCGACGGTGCGATCCGCTACCGCGGCGAGCTGTTCCCCGGATTCAACAAACCGAAGCGCGCCCCCAAAGGAGACCCGAAGAAATACATCGTGCTCGGCAAGCAGGGGGAGAAGGTCAGCAAGGTGAAGTTTGGCCAGCGCGGCTACGAGGACTTCCTGCAACATCGTGACACGAAACGGCGCGCAAATTTCAAATCGCGCCATAATTGCGACACCGCGAAGGACAAGACGACCGCCCGCTATTGGGCTTGCAACCACAACTGGTAAACCAAAATGGCCGAAGGACTCACACGCTCCTCTTTGCGAACCCCCCAACGCGCTCTTGGCACCGAGAGCGGTCGCATGTATCTCGAAGCCCGTAAGCTTGAACGCAAGGGCTTCAGCGGCGCGGCCCAACAGGTTGCCGCAGCCGCCGCGCGACAGAAGCTCGCCGACGAGCGCCCCGGATTCCTGTCCGCTGACACGGCGATCGAAGAGCAGCGTTTGCGGATGCAGGCGGGCAAACAGGGTGCCGCCCTTGCGAGTGGCATGCGCCCGCAGGATTCCCGTCGCGGCCTCTACGAGGACATTCGCGCTGCTGCCGGTGGTGGTATCGCAGGGGCCGAAGGCGAGAAACAACTTGCAGGATTCCGCTCGCGGGCCACGCAGCTTGGAGTCACCCCGGAAGCTTTTAACCGAACCGTCGGCGGCGGACTTGGTGTTGCTTTGCCTGCCACCACGGCAGGCGTAGCGGCAACTACTACGAACACCGTAGCAAACCCTCCGTCGGGTCCCCTGCAGGGGCCTGCGCTGCCAACCCTTTCGACTGGCAAACCCGAACGAGCCACCGAGGTGCTGCGTTCGATGAGAAACCTTACCGGCACGCCGACCCGTGCAGAGGCAACCGGTGCTACGGGAAGTCTTGGTGAGTTCATGCGCGGCGTCGGCGCACTCATCACCCCCGAAGGTGGCGACCTCACCCGTGGTGCCGCTGTTGACGAACTCAACAAGCAGCGCATGGCCGCAGGCCAAGCTGCGTTGCCGCGCGAAGAAGTGCTGCGGGGTTTGCTCGCACAGGACCGATCGGTTTCCACACGGACGGCTGGACCCGCCCCGTCGGCCAACCCGACATACGGCGCTGCGGGACCCGCGTTGCCCCCGACGCCCGCATTTGGTGCTGCTGGTCCTAACATGCCAATCGGGCCTACACTGCCGCGAACACCGCCACCTACAGCCCCCTCACCGACCGCTACACCTACGCCCACACCTACCCCCGCTCCGGCCCCCACCCCCGCAGCAAGAGTCTACACGACGCCAATCCCCAAAGAGCAACAGCCTCGCCTCACTCGCTACGTCGGCAGCCCCATCGCGGATCAGCGCGCGCGCAACATCGCTGCCAATGAAGCTCGCGATAAGCGCATCGCGGAGCGAATCCGAAACATCGCTGTCCCTGACTGGCAAAAGGATACCGTGCTAGGCCGCATCAACCGGCGATTCCAAGAGATCTCAGCCAGAGCCCAGCAGTAATTATGGCAATCCCTTACTACCCCCAGATGTCACAGGACGTCTTTCGCCCCCAACCGGCTGCTGCGCCCGCCTTCGGCGATGAACTCGAACCGATGCAGGACTTCAGCTACGAGCGCGACATCGCCCCGCTGCAGCAGCAGTATTTCAAGAACGTATACGGTAACCGGAGCATTGATCCCCGTGACCGCGAGCGCATCAGCAGGGGCATCGCACAGCAGTTCGCCGGTGCCTACGAGCAACAAGCGAAGCTGCGCGAGATGGACATGCAATCCAAGGCGCGGGACCTCAGCTACAAATCGAGTTTGTTTGCTCTGGAACAAGCCCGTGACAAGGCAGCCCGAGAACGAAGCATGATGCAGGAGCTGCCCGTCGTCACGGGTGCCCTGACAAGCATCTTGGAAAGCGAGCCCGACCCAATCAAACAGCAGCAGTCGCTATCCCGCTGGGCTCTGAACAACGCCGCGCTGCTCAGCACGAACGACGCCGCCAAGACCGCACTGCAAGCGGCTATGGGTTCTGTCAACAAACCACTCACGACCTACACCGACGAGGACTTGCTGCGCATGGGTGTGCCATTCGAGCAGCTTGACACCAACAAGGACGGCGTGGTCAGCGAAGCGGAACGCAACCCGATGCAGATCTCCGGTGCCCTCACCGGCATGCAGCGGGCCTCCGTGCTTACCAAGCAGAGCGAAGCCTTGGAGGAACGCAGGCAGAAGTTGCTTGACGACTCGGTCGGCGCACTGACGCGGGTCAAGTTCGGCACGCTGAAGTCCGATGACCCGACGGCCCCCGCTTTCGAGGACCCCGACAAGTTCGCCAGCGCAGGTTCCGAGGTTGCCGTCGAGAACGTGATCTCCTTGCTCGGCAGCCCAGCCGATGTCGCCGCCGCCACGGCGGGCAACGCAAAAGCAAAGTTTGACATTGCCAAGAGGCTTCAGCAAGAATACATGAAAGCTGCAACCGGCAACCCCGCCGCCGAAAGCAGCCCCCGTTCCCTGTTCAAGTAAACACCCCCTCAAATACCCTGACCGCTATGCCGGAAATCAAGAACTACTCGCAGTGGAGCGCAGACAACGCGCTTGACAAGGACCCGATCGACGCACTTCGCGAATACACCGACTACGCGCGCATGCAGTATCTGCGTTCCGGTGTTCCGATGAACACTGTTGAGCCCGAGCTGCGAGCCGGTATCGAGGACAAGCTCAAGGCCGACGGCCTGCTCAGCGAGGAAACCACGCCCGAGCAGCTCAACGAATTGCAGACCCGCCTGTTTGCACCCAAAGCGAATTTGGACTTCGACGCCGCCGTGGTGCAGAACTACCTCGCGCTGGATGATCCCGACAGCGGGGACGAGGAGACCAAAAATAACAGCTCGCTGTTGCGCGACTACCTTGCGAAGAAGAAGTATTCCGCAGAGCTTGCCGCCCCGCTTGAGGGTGCGGTGAAAGACCTGCTGCAAGACGGTGCGCTTGTCCGCCGAGCGCGCGTTGCCGCCGTTGATCGCGGCGAATACAACGCCATTGCCGTGACCGAAGACGACGGCACCCGCAACGTCTACGCCGGTTCGCGGGACCTCGAAGACAGTGAGATCCCGATGGTCGCCGAATCCCTTGTCCGTTCCGGCGCACTGGATACCTCGGACATTGTGGGGTTACAGGACAACTACCGCAAGGTTTTCGGCGGCAAGAGCACCCTGAACCAAAACGCCCGCTCGGCGATGTTCAACGACGCGTTGGACTCACTCTCCAAAACTGATCCCGAAATCGCGGACATCCTCAGTGGTGCCTCCGCAGCGGCCGCGAAACAGGAGTCCGCCGCACGAGATGGTCTTGGCGGCAAAGCCGCGGCCTTCGCCACGGGTTCTTTGGCCGCACCCTTCGTCGGGCTCGGGGAAGCCGTTGGTGCCGCGATGGGTCTGGAGCAGCCGAAGCCAACTGGTGCGGAGATCGCTGAATACCAGTTCCGGCAGGGCGACAGCACGGCGGCGGAAATGATCCGCCAAAAACTTCTGGAGAACCCAGCCATGCGCAAGCGGTTCTCCGAGCAGGAGATCTCTGCGTTTACAAACGACAGGGTTCTTTCGCAGACGGACTACAAGTTTGATAACACGAAACCGGAAAGCGGTTTGCGACAGCTCTCGACCGGCGAAGTGAACATCGCACCCGCGTTGCTTGCCAGCCCGCAGAAACTCGAAGATGCGCTCGGCAAGGCTTCGCTCAACGAAGAGCAGAAGGAGTTTGCCCGCAAGCAGCGCGCCGCCTTGCTGGACGTCCGTGTCCCGCAGATGCTCAAACTGATCGCATCCAGTTCCGATGAAGCCGTTTCGGCCTACGCAACGGCGAAGCAGAACGGCGTAGGGGATCGCGAGTTCGTCGAGCAGTGGCTTTCCAACGAGGGCAACTACAGCTCGTTCGGGAACCGCGCCGCCAGCTTCGGGCTATCCGCTTTGCGGGCCATTGGTGAAGTCCCGCTTGGGATTGCCGCACTCGCCGGTAGTGAAACCGCCACGAACATCATGCTGCGCTCACAGGCGAAGCAGTCCCGCTACGCCGAATATGGCGCGCTGTTCGGGGATGAGTTCGGCCTTGCGCAGGAAGCACTCAACACGCTCCCCGCTGTTGCGGTGGACATCGCGCTGACCATCGGCACCGCCGGTGTGGGTCGCGCAGCCGGTGCCGCCGCACGGGCAGGCTCCATGAGCGCGCGCACTCTCGCAAAGGGTGCCGTCGGTGTGCTTGACGACGCAGCCCTTGCCGCCGTTCGTGGTGCCTCCGCTGGAGCAGCCGCTGAAACGAGCGCCGCACTGCAGGCTGCTGGCCGGAGCTGGATCTCCAAGGCGGCGACCACCACGGTGGAGCAAACGATCCCTGTTGCGCTGCCTGCCTTCACACGCTCCGCTTCGAGCACCTACGTTTCGATCTATGGGTCGCTGCCGGAGGACATGACCCACGAGGAAAAGCACAAGCAGGCGATCGGTTTCGCCCTCGCCGCTGGTGTTGGCACTGCCGCCATTACCGCAGGCCTGAGCGCCCTCGGCGCGGGTGGTGTTGAAAAGCTCGGTGTGCGCACTGCCGCGAAGGGTCTCGACGACTTGACCTACCGTGAGGCAAAGGTTCTCTTTGAGTCAGTCAAGAATGAAGGCAAAGCGGTTAGCGACAAGGCCTTCCGTGGTGCCCTCGCAGCAGAGGTCGGCGGCAACTACAAGCGTTTGATCGGCTCAACCGCTGCTGGGTTCCGCGACGAAGCCTTTGAAGAAGCGTTGGACCAAAGCATCAACATGGCGATCGAAGACGCCGCGTTGAAGAAGAACCGCCCACTTGCAGAAAAACTACAGCAAGTCTGGAACGCCGGTCTGATCGGCGGGGTTCTCGGTGGTGGACTCAACCTCGCATCGCAGGCCCTTGCGCCAACGGCTTCCGCACAGACCAAAGCCCTACAGCAGCGCACCGCGGTGCTCGACGGCATCGCCAAGCGTTTGAGCACCAGCAATGCGCCGGAAACCGCAGCCAGCGTGCAGCGCATGATGGACGCAGCGAACGCCGCCGCCGTCGCAAGCACCAAAAAGGATGCTGCCGCCGCTGCAGCGCAAACGGCTGCCGCCCCTACGACCGCAGTGCGCACCACCGCCGAGCAGCTGGAGTTCAAGTTTGATGACCCCCGTGGAGTCCCACCCGCCGACACCCGCCTTGCGGACCTCATTGGCGAGCGTGTCTACATTGGGGATACCGGAATCAACGGTATCGCTGAGATCGACACCAACACTGGAGAGGTTGTCATCAACTTCAGCAAGCCCACCAAGGTGAAGGGCAAGCCGAACGTCACGCGCTACGTGCTGGGGACCAAGTTCCAAAAAGCTACGGGGGTAACGCTGAAGCCGAAGATCAAAACGCTCACCAAACCGGTGGGCGGGCTACCAGCAGGCACACGTATTTTCAATACCAACAAGCTTGACTACGTGCTTCCATCGCTGGAAGCAGTCAACAAGGCGCGCGCCGCAGGCAAGCCGTTGCTTGTGCTGCAGCGTGACGAGAACCAACGCGTTATTGGTGTAACCTTGCGCGGTGTTGCACTTGTTGCCCGCCCGACGACCACCACGGATACCACCATCACGAACCCCGACCTGATGCGCGAGGTGCTGAGGCTGTATCCTGAACCGGCTGCTGGGGCTCCTATTGGTGTTGCCCCGTTCAGGACTCCGACAGAGGAAACCGCGGGCATCACCCCAGCTCTGGTCTTCAATGACCCGAATCAGCCGCAACTGGATCTCACCTTTGGCGGGGCCGCACAGGCTGAGTTCGGTTTTGTGGGCAATCTGCGCCCCGCCCCCGCAGCGGCGGACACCGAAGACCAAGCTGATCTCGCAGCCCTTGGTGACTCTGACGAGATCCAGCTCACGTTCCGCGACTCACCGGACTACGACGAGGTTCGCGCTTCAGTGGAGCTGATCGTGAACCAGATCTCAGAGGATCCGGTCCTCAAAGCGTTGCATGCAACCGGCATCGACCAGCAGGGATTCAGCACGCTGGCCCTCTCGTTCACCCCAGAGCAGATCACCGAAGCCGGTGCTGCCCTTGATCTCGCCAATGAAAGCGCGGAGGCTCTACTGGATGACCCAGAGGCCCTCAGCAGTCTTGTCAGGAACACGCAAAACCAATTCCTGTTTGTTCAGTTAAACAAAACGCTCGACCCACTCCGAGTCAAATATGACCACACCATCCAGATCCGCCGAAACACCGATCGCCGCGCAGGACGCACCGAAAAACGAGCCGCTGCAGCGAGCCGCAACCAGCAGGCGGCGGCTCGGGGCCGTCAGCGCGCAGCCGCCCGCCGCGCAGCAGCCGCTCAGCCTGTCGGACGAGCTCAAGGCCCGCGCGATACTGGCCGTCCGGCAAATGCAGCAGTCCCAGACAGGACGGCGGAAGATGTAAACGCGTTGGTCGAACTGGTCAGCGGGGACCCCGTGCTTCGCGCGCTACACGCTACCCCCGACAGTGGGATGCGCGGCCTGCTTGGGTCCTTCGACGAAGCAACGCTGAGCGAAGCGCAAGACACGCTTGCCGCCGCTGACGAGCTTGTTGAGCAACAGCGCAGCATCGACCAGCGACTTGCCCAGCGGATGGCTGCCCCGCTTGCTCCGCTCAAGGACAAGCTGTCCCGACTGGTTGCCGACCGCGCACGGTTTGGTGCGAGTGGACAAGCCGAGTTTGGGTTCATGGATTCCGTGGCCCAGAACACCGTTGCTCCCGACGAAGTAGCCACACAGGCAGAGCAGTCCTCGGGCACGAGCCTGCAGGAATCCTTCATGGATGCCTTGTTCGCGCCGCCCCCTGCGGCTGCTCCTGCTCCGGCACCAGCACCAGCACCAGCACCAGCACCAGCACCAGCACCAGCCGCTAAAAAGGCTGCACGCAAAGCGGCCAAGGCAGAACCCGCTGCCGAAGCAGGCATGCAGGATCTCACCGACTCGGAGCAGCTTGAGATCATGGCGCTCTTCGCGCGGATCGACCGATTCATGGACCCCGACAATCCGCGTCGGCTCACTGGGGGCTACCGTGCTTCGCTGAAGGAGGTCACGCCAGCCCGTGACATTCGTCGCTTGCTCGCGGCGAAGGGCTACAAGGAATCCGATACCCCGACCGCTTGGGTTGATTCGGAGTCCACCGACAAGGGAAGCCCGCTCGACATCGAGAAGCTGAACGCCCTACGTGAGTGGGCCTTCAGCGGCGGCAAGCCTGCGCCAGAAACAGCCCCTGCGGCGACCCCCGAGGAAACCACATACAGCGTTGAGGAGCTTGAAGACTGGCTCAACGAAGAGGGCAACGCTGAGTCGCTCGTCGGTGTTACGCTGCAGGGCCGTCGAGGTGAGCCTGTCAAGATCGAAAAAGTGACGATAGACGAAGACGGGGGACCTCGATTCGAGCTGGATGATTTCGAAAGCACCGTCGTGCCGCTGACCGTCGAAGCGCTAGTGCGTGAGATTGACCCCGAATCATTCACCCGGTATCTGGAATCCCCTGCGGGGGAAGCGGAAGCTGGTGCCCCTGCGCCGGAACCCAACACCCCGCCGGTGGAGCTTACCGAGGCTGAGGAAGAAGCCTTGGAGGAAGCCTTGCTCGCCCAAGCAGAAGCGGAGATTGACGCTGGCCCTATTGGGGGAGCCCTCGCTACGGTTAGGGATGAGGGGGATCAGGAAGCAGACCCGTTGAGGAACAAAGACGGCGACCTCACGAAAGCCAAAATCAAATCCTTTGCCAACAAGCTCGTCAAGGATGGGACCTTGGACGACATCGAATCGGTGCTTGAGGCAAGCAGCGACCGCGATCAAGACGCCGAGGATGTGTTGGCTGAGCTTGAAACTCTTCTGGACGAAGCGCGCGACAATGCAGTCGAAGAGCGTCTCGAAGAGTTGCGCTCGGAATCCGACCAGCAAGCCGGAACCCTGTCCATGCTTGCGCCGAAGGGTGACAACATCCTCTACATGTTCGCGGGCCAGTCTGCGAGCATGCCCCAGTTCATGCGCGACTCGCTGGAAGCAGCGAAGGCTATGGCTGCGGCGGGCAAGACCCGCGAGGAGATTCGTGCGGCGACTGGCTGGTTCCCCGGAGACTTTGACGGCAAGATGCGCTGGGAGATCCCAGATAATCAAGCAACGGTGATACCCACCGAGGAGTTCAATCAGCGCGCCACCGCGGCTTACGGCGGGCCAGTGTTCACTAACTTGTCACTCAAGTCGGCACTGGACCGCATCCGAGCGGGAACCGTGCTGCGACTCGGCGACGTCCTCAAGCACGATGCTTTGTTCTCTGCCTACCCTGCGCTGGCTGACCTCCCGTTCTTCCCGATCGGGGGCAACATCTCAAGCGGATCGTTCCGCGTTCTAGATGGTGAGCCGATGATGACCGCTACGGTCACGATGTCGGACGGTAGGGTCAGTGACGAAACGCTCTCCACGATCCTGCATGAGGTGCAGCACTGGATTCAAAAAGAGGAAGGGTTCGCTAGAGGGGGGTCCACCAATAACCTCATCACTCAAAGCGACCTCGCCGACGCCAACAAATTCCGAGAGGCCCGAATCGCACTTCTCCGATACGAAAAATCGCTCCAGAGCTACGTCGATTCCTTGGCGGAAGAGCAAGCCAAAAAGCGGGGGTTCTTGGGTCGGGGCGGACCAGATGCGAAGCGGGTCGCCTCGTTGGAGTCTTCAATCTCAGAGGTCCAGAAATCCGTTAACGAGATATGGGTCGCCCAGAAGATTGCCCTGAACATCGACAAGGGTTCTACCCGAGCATCGCTGCTATCGGCGATCAACGCAGTGGATGTGGAGCTTGGTTCTTCTTGGGTTGTAAGCAACCGCAACAAGGGCCTCGACATGCTCTACCGCTTGCTGGCTGGTGAGATCGAAGCTCGCGACGTTCAATCGCGGCGCACGATGACGGCGGAACAACGCGCGGCAACCAAGCCCTACAGCAGCGAGAACATCGCGCCGGATCAAGCCATCGTGATGTTCGGGACGGGGGATCAGTCTTCCATACTTGCGCCGCAAGGTGACAATACTCTTAGGCAGAACGTCGCCGACATCCCCGCCGCCCTGCAGGGCATGCTGCCTGCTGGCTTCACCCTGCAAGCAGACCCGAACATGGATGGCGCGCTTGGCTACAATGCGGTTACCGACCCAACGGTGGTGCGTTACAACCCGAACCTCGTTGGGGGTCTCACCATCGGCCTTGCCCGTGCCGACGCACTGGCTACCCTGCGCACGGCGGTTGATCACGAACTCGGGCACGCGGCAGCGGAAGCGGAGTTCGGCCAAGATAGCTATGCTGCGCTCGCAGCGGAGCTCGGTGAGGACATGCTCACCAACATCGCAAGCATCTACTACTCGCTGCTCGAACCGGACTTCAACCTGCGTGCTGAGCGCATCAAGGCGGATCGCGCCAGTGGGGCG